CAATATTTATATAAATAGATAAACAACAAATGCAAAGATTTTCTTTAAAGCAATCACGACCTGTTAAAGGTCTGACCAGCAGACAAAGAAAGGTTAAATCCGAGAAGGGGGTAAAGAAATTTGGAAAGGTCCAACTTAAAAGTAGAACTGTTCCAAAGATCCTGCCTAAAACTATGAGACTTATTAAGTATTACCGAAGAAATGATGTTTATTCATTCCTTAAGAAAGTACCTAAATATTGTAAAATAGTTTACGGTTTTGAGAATGAGAGACTTATCACATCATTTATTGAGAGATATGTCGAATTCTACGAACATAATGCTTATCACAAAGGTCCAGCAAGAACTTTAGAGATCCTTAAGGAAATCTACGGTTACTGCTTGAGATTTTGTAGTAATCATCATTTCGGAGAACTTAAACACTTTTCTCTTAACCGCTTTGGTTTACCAAAGTTGGTTGATCCATTAATGGAATTAATGACAGGAAAAGTCAGTGATAGAAGAACTTCACTGTTTCTATTGCAACTTTATAAAGTTGTACTAGCACCAGGGAAAGATCCTCCTATCGACTCAATCACGAAACCATTCGGCTCCGATCTAGAACTTAAAGGTAACTATGTTGGTGAGTTTATATCTCAAAGTTGCTTTAAAGCAACATCGAATAGAAAACTAACTAGTATAGTTACAGATACTTTTAAAGAAACCTTACAGGAGATGTTCCCGCTCAATGAAAGAAAGAAACGAATGTTAGAAATTAGTAGCCTCTCTTCTATGCATAAGACCACTAGATCAGGTCCTAATGGACCTGCTATAGGAGCCTCACCCATAGATTTTGAGGGGTTACGAATAAATCCTAAGCTTAAACATGCTATTAATAGTATGTCTAGGCTTACGAAGAATCGTAAACTAACTAAAACATTAATTGCTTTCAGCCATTTACCCACAACTTTTGAATCTCTTCCTGATAATCCCCTTACGAGCAAGTTATCTATTAAAATAGAAACCGGCGGTAAGACAAGATTATTTGCGATAGGTGATTACTTCTCACAATCAGCGCTATCTGGATTCCATAAATGGATCTTCCAACAGCTTAAAAGCTATAAAGAGGATGGGACTTTTAGTCACAACCAGTTAGCAAAGATTGTTAAGGAGTGGACAACTGATCCGGAGGTATTTAAAGAAGGAATAAATTCCTTAGATTTAACTACCGCAACGGATAGGTTACCAGCACTTATACAGAAAGAGATAGCCAAATGGATAGCAGGATCCGAGTTTTCGGAATTATGGTATACCATAATGACGGAACGCGAATTCAAACACCCAAATGGTCAAATGTTGAGATATGCGGTTGGTCAACCCATGGGCCTCTTAAGCTCTTGGGCTATGTTAGCTATTACTCATCATGTAATTTGTAGAACAGCTTTAAAGCTGTCTAAACGTTACATTTTGAGAAGACACAATACTAGAATATGGTTGCAGAGAAGATCTAAAGATCTTCTTTACCGCCATATACGTAGTAAAGGATCCGAAAATAGCGAACTAACGCACCGTGATATCGAGTATGCGATCATCGGCGACGACGTTGCTCTTGTAGGTAAAGAATTCTCAGAATTCTATCATCTATTGATGGTAGATATCCTGATGGTTCCTATCTCTAAGAGCAAAGGTTATACCCTCGATACGATTAGCGGGTTGAATCCTATAAAGGATCAACCAACTTGCCGTGTCGTGGAAATCGCCAAGAGGGTGTTTTACAATGGTTACGAACTTACACCGGTACCCCCAGACGCTGTTAAAACAGGACTGGAGTTCCCGGCGGACTTTCCATCATTGTTAACATCCCTCGATGATCGCGGGTTACTAACGACGGGAGACGCATCCCCCTCGGCCGAGCTGGCAAAATTGAACTATAAGCCCAATATTGCTTTAACACTTGCAACATTCCCC